CAACAACGCATTTGATCTAAGCTTGTAAAATTACGACTTGCCTTTAGCGACAAGCCAGTAAGCGTTAAATTATTGTATTCTGGCATTTCTGCATTAGGTACAATTTCATTGACGTAAGCAATGCTGTGCTCTGGCTCAGATTCGTTTGATTTTTGCACTAATCCCCTGTAAAAACTTAGGTCTGCATACTGACTTTGACCTTCAAATTTTTCTTCGCCTGTATCAATTGTCTCTGTTCTTGGCCCAAGGTTTGCAATAACATATCTAAAGCCAGCCTCTGAGAAAAAAGTTTTGTAAGGGTTGTTTGATGTAATTGACACAAGATCATCAAACGTTTCGCCTTCGTTCCAGTCTTCTGTAGTGCCTGAGTCGTTGACAACTTCTATTTTTTCGGGATGATTCCATCCTTTAGACTCACCGCTAAAATGTTTTTTGTTTTGGTTTTTAACTGTTGCAGTTATTTTTACTTTTAAACGTTTGTCGCCTTTTGAGTAGTTGCGAGTAATTGTCTTTGACTCCCCTACTTGTTTGTTGCTGGCATTGCCAAAAATTTCGTAGTAATAGCTTTGCGTTCTACCGATAGGAGCCCCTAATTCATCAATATCTGTCACCCTGTGTCTTTGACCAGAAAAAGTCATAGTGCCGCCAGGATTGTTAACCACAAACGGGTTAGAACCATCAGTGGGGTAAGCACCGGACGCTCCTGATGTTGCACCTAAACCGCGTTTAAATTCAAGAGGATCCCCGACCCTGTAGCCACTAGAGCTTCCTATTACATGACATGCTTTAAAAGCCCATGTAAATTCAACACCATTGTTAACACGAGCAAAGTGAGTTGATGAAAGCCTTGTTTTTTCCACTGTCCACTGAACAACTATCCATTTGTCAGCACTAAAAGTTTCTCGGGTGGGCAAAATTTTAATGCCTCCCTCTGGCAAAGGTGAATCATCGCAGTTGCCAAAAATTACATGAAAAAATGCGCCGTTTTTGCCTAATTGATCGTTATTATTACTTATATTTGCTTCTCGTTGAACAGCTTTTGCAATAGTTATGCCTGACTGGGTAGCAGGCAGCACAACGTTACGACAAACTTCTTCGGGAAAATTATTGCCAATTGAAATCTCCTCTTTTTTAGGATCGCGAATAAATTCTTTATTAACTCTGATTTCCCCTATGACCACTACTGTTCCTGCAGCTTGAATAATAAAATTTCCTAGTCCTTCTACTACTGCAGGAAAAGGTTTCAATCTGTTAGCTTCGCTATTAGAAGTTGAAAGGCTAATTAATTTTTTTTCTTTTGGAAAAGCTCTTAGTTCAGCCGCGGGAGTGCCAACAAACTTGTACTCTAATTCTGTTGGCGGCAAATTTTGGGGATGAATAAAACGAATGGAATTGTATTTATCAACGGGCTTGCTGCCTGTAACCACAAAGTAATGATCTATCGGTAGAAAAACAAAAGGGTCTCCGTTTTCGTCTAAGCCTGCTCTACGCACAAATACTCGAAATACAGAAGACCTTTTAATTGTTCCGGTGTACGTTCCAGAGCGGACATTTGTTTCTGCCTTATCAAATTCTTGAAGTTTTGCTGAATTTGGAACAGTGTTAAAAGCACATAAACCGTTCAAACGTTGAAAGACTTTGCTTCGCAAGCCAATTTCAGTAACTACAGCAGGTCTGTTATTTCTTACCAAACCTGTTGAAACTTGAGTTAGGGGGAAAAATGCAGTGCCGATACCGTCTTGATCAGAAATAAAATCTCTTTCTTCTGCTTTTATTACACGACTTTCGCTTACGAGTCCAACTGTTTTTTGAAGTGACTCATTTACATCAAGACAACGCAAAGTTATTGTTTGATTTTTCCCGTTGTCAGGATTATATCGATCTAAAAATCTTTTTGTAACCTTCCATAAGGTATTTCCAATTGCAAATCTTTCGCCAACTTGCATAGCGTCATCAGCAGCAAGCTGCTCTGATATTATGGTTTGATTTATATCGTCAACATTTTCTCCTCTTTCAAGACTTTTGCTAGTGTATTTGTATTTTCGTTCAGGTATTTTTGAAGCATCAATACGAAATTTAAGTACATCATTTTTTTCTACGTTTACAACAGCTTTTAATTTGCCGGCGTGAGTGGTGTCAACAGTAATTTCAGTTCCATCGCTGTTTTTGATTAACTTGACTAAGCCCATGCGAGGGCTGTATTGACGCCCTCTGCCTATCATGCCTGCTGCTTTGACTTCCTTTAATTCATCTGTATCGTTAACATTTATATTTTTATTGTTATCTCCAACAATTTTAATCCGGCGCACAGTCAAATCATGCGCTCGGTTTCTTTCTGCTCTTGCGTCGTCTTTAGCTTTATGAATGTTTGAAATAACTTCATAATTTATTCTATAGCCATTGCCGTTTGGTATCGCTCCATAGACGCCAAATTGTGTATTGTTTGCCGGTGAATACGCATGACAAAAATCTGTTGAGTTATCGGAAACACCGTTTGGACACGTAAAAGCATCTTCATCCTCCGCAAAAAATATAGAAGGGTCTCCTGAATCCAAAGCCCCATTGGTTCCGTGAACTTTATTGTCAAACCTAATCCGAGTTTTAACTGGTGCAGTTGTATTTTGTTTCCAGTAAAAAGCAAAAAAGTCTTCGTGTATAGCGTCTAGCGCATTATTTCCAAGAAAAATGCCCTCAAGACTTGGTGGCTCAATTCCGTCAGGCTCAGTGCCATCAGTAACTCCTTGTTCGCCAACAACAAACATCAACTTGGCAGACTGCTGCGTTCCATGGCTAAACATCCGCGACCAAACAAGTCTTGGCGTGATAAACATTCCACCAATTTTGTCTACGTCACCAGTAATTATGTTTTTACGGTCATAGTAAAGACCAAAAATAATTGGAATGGGTGCGCCATAATCTGCCAGCTCGTTTAGCGTGTCAAAGCCCCGGCTTTGCGTAAAACGATTGCCTGCGTTGACACTTCCAAGATCTAGTTGCGACCGCTTTGATGCCTCTGGCATCTTAGGCTTTGGTGTTAGCAGATAACTGACACCAGTCAGCACGAAGCTGACGGCAAGGCTGATGAAAAAAGTTTCTGCAACGCCAGTAGCCTGAATATCAGGAATATGGTCGTACTCAGCCGGACGCACCACACCCTTGCGCCTAACCTCAGCAGCAAATTTGCGATACTCCTCTTCCGTTATCCCAATCGTCTTGATTAACTCTCTCTCGTACGGAAGCAGTGGTACGTCGTAAACAGACGGACCGAAGACCACTGAACCTTTTTCGACATTCGATTGACGTACAAGATTCCCGTCTGCCATGTGACTGCAAATGCCCAGGATTGCTGCGGTAACAGCAGAATGTCACCATCATACTCAGGCTTTTCAACCCGCATACCCCAACGCATAATGTCGCGGCAGATCTCCCACTTGCTTGCCTCATACCAAGACTGCTTAAACGGCGGCGCTTCAACGCCCATTCGCTCCAATGCTTGATAACACAAGTGAATACAGTCGATATACCCGTCACTACCGTCAGCGCCAAAGCGATACGGCATTCCAATTAGATCACTGCAGTCGGACACTGTTGCTAATCGGTAGGTTGCCAACCATGCGTTGCGTTAAAGAGCGCCTTGGTACGTCCGTTCCAACAGCATCCAAGACAGAACTTAGCTCTAGGTTGAGCGAGGTGTTATCCCACTGGCCTCCAGTTACTTGGCCGGTATAGGTATGGACAGTGGAGTGGTTTGCTGTAAGGCCAGAGTCAGGGTCAGAGTCTTCAATAATTAAAACATCCACCTCCATTATGTAACTGTCTTGAATTGCTTTAACCGCCCAACTACGAGTTAGTTCATTATTTGGAAAAACAAGCGTGGCTTCAAGTCCATCACCTGTGCGGTTAACGGTGACGCCAGAAAAACCAAACGGCGCAAAAGTGTAACCATCGTTTTTGTAAGTCAGTTGCTTGTTAATAAAAAAGTTTTGATACCGAAATTCAACGGTATCTTTTGCTTTAATTCGTAGAACGTGGCCAAAAGCAAACTGCGTCACATTCCTAACCTCTTACGAGTGCTGCTGCTCATCTGCAACCGCTTAAGCGTTTGTTGTTCACCCTGTTTAGCACCTTGTGTCGCAGCCTGTTGCATACCTTGCTGGAACTGATCAGCCGTAACGTAATCAACGCTGTTAATACGTTCCACTGAATACCGAACATCGATTGGAGCGGCAACTGCTACACCACCACCTTCTCCTGACGTTCCAGAGCCTCCTGCTTCTGGGATAACAGAAGAACCGCGAGCACCACGCGAGTAACGCGCCATGCTTTCACGCATTTTTGCCTCTGGTATAACGTACTCGCCTTGACCGCCTTCACCGATAAGTGCATTAGTTGGACCGGAAACATATCCCCCGCTTGCAAACGTTCCTGCGATTGCTTGATCCGCCATATTGCCTGTCGTAAAACCTCCGCCTTGCAAAACAGAAGTAACTCCTGCTGAATTAGGATCTGGTCCTTTATTGCCCATCCCAGCAAACGCACGGGCAATACCAATAGCGATATAAGTTGCAATCATTTGTGCAGCCTGCTTAGCCAACACGTCAGCAATGCTCTTCAACATATCCGCAAAGACTTGCTTGATGCTTTGCGCTCCAGTTATCAGGTTTTGCATTCCGCTAACAAGCGAATTACCAATTGCGTTGCCAATACCTTGAGACACCTGAACAGCGTGCTGCTCAAGGTTGTTCAAGCTTTCAATCGACTGCGTAATAAATTTATTGATTGGACTATTGGCCGTAGCCAAACTTTGCATTAGTTGGTTGACACGTCCCATCTGTGTATCGTTTAATCCGTCTTCACGAAGCTCTTGCAGTTTTTTTTCAATACGAAGCCGTTCACGCTCTGCTTCGCTTGTCGCTGTAGCAAGTGCAAGCTGATGTTCTAGGTCTTCAACAGTGTCGTCAAACAAATTTTGGCGTCTTAAGTATTCTGCGTTAATTTCGCGTTCAGTCTGAGCTATTGCAGCTGTTGTTTCGGCTTGAGCAACAAGGTTAATTGCATCTCTTTCGCGCTGGGTTGCGACTCCAATAAGTTTGTTCAAGCGTGAACTTTCAATTTCTTTTAGCTGTTGCTCACCTTGCAAGCGAATTACAAGCATTGTGTCTTCAGCTGCTTCTGCCGCTGCAATGCGATCTTTAAATGCAGAAATTTCAGCAATTTTGTTTGCTTCTATTTGAAGTGCGGCAATGCGCTGATCGATGCGTTTTTTTTCTTCCGCAGCTCGATCCTTTTTAGGTTTAAATCTCTTGCGATCTTCTTCTGTAATCGGCAATGCAGTTTTTGAAACACCTGCTTCATTGATAATTTGATTCAAAGATTCAGTCATTCGCTCTAATGCCTTTGTGTCGAATCCTTGAATATCGGCCACGCCTGCCGCTGTTCTTGACCCAAAGACCAGATTACTTAAAACCCCGCGAATATTTACACCTAAATTTCGCTCGCCTTCTATCAAAGCTTTTATTTCACTTTTGCGCTCTGGAGCGGCATCTATAGCCTTATCTAAAGCCGTAGAAAATTTATTTTGAGTTACTCTTACGCCTAAAATTTCATTTATAATTCCAAGAACATTAGTTAGCGGGCCAGAAATTAAAAGCTCAAGATTAGTTGTTAGTTCACCAAATTGTTTTTTAGCTAATTTTGTTTCTTCAGCCAAGTCTTGCATTTTTTGAATCCCGTCCGGCCCTAAAGCGTCATTCAACTCTTCGGTAACCAAAGCCGCTATACCAGTTAAATTACCTTGATTTTCAAGTTTTCTTGCTAACTGTTCAGATTCTTTTGAACTAAATAACGACCGTTCTCTTAAAAAATCAAGTGCCGTGCCAACGGAAGTTAAAGACTCAGCTGACGCAATCGTCCCCCCTATAAGCTGATCCACTTGTTGACCAGCAGCACTAAGAGCAATTTGCGCTCCAAAAGATCCGGTTAATCCACCTAAGCCACCACCAATAACTGATCCCGCACCACCTCCAAACAGCAACGGGAAGCCCGCGCCAAGAGCCACTTGCCCAAGTCGATTATTTCCACTTTGAAAAGCAAGAGGCGAGCCTGGCATATTTTTACCGCCACGAATTGGAGAAGAAGGTCCGCTAGTAGGAAATCCTGGCCCAAGCTGCTGACCAGCTGGTAAACCCGCAACTCTCGAACCAGCCAATCGCTTTTGACGGGCTCTATCAGACTCTTGAAGTGCGTTATCAAATTTTTTAAGTGCTCTTAAATCAGCTGCGAACATTTTGTCTATATTGTCAAGCTCTATTTTTTGCCTTTTTTGTATTAATTTAAGTTCTGCAAAGTGAATATTTTTGTTTGCTCGTATTTCTGCCATCTCTAGTTTTTTGATGGCCTGCATTTGAGCCGGAGAACCAGCAATATCTATTCTTCCACCAATAGGGCTTACTCTTTGTTTACCAGATGCAGCAATTTGGGCCGGAGAGCCCATCATGCTTCTTATGCCACGAATTGGACTTGCAGGAAAGCCTTGTTTTTGCGCTTTAAGAATCCTTAGTTTTGACTGTTCTAAACGAATACTTCTTTCTAAAATTCGAAATTCTTTTTGAGCGTTAGCAAGATCTTTGCGACCCTGCTCAGTAGTCGCCCTGCCCATTTGTTTTCTAAGCTTGCCGACTTTTAGCCCTCTGGCCTCCATCTCGTTGATGCGATTCATCAAACGAGCACGTTTATCTACAATTCTTTCAAGACTTTTTTCTTGAGAAGTCGCTGATTTACCTAAATTTTTTATTGTTTTATCAACTGTCCCAAGATCGGTAACGATCTTTTGAGTATTGATCTTGATATTGACTTCGTACTCAGCAGCCACGACTAACCCGAAGACATTGCCTTCAGGTTAGCGCACCCTCCGATATTGAGCTTGCTGACGACTGCGCTCAATTTCCTTCTGCTCCCGATCAGA